AGTAGTTGCTGTAACACCGTCTAGTAGGTTTAACTCTGCGGCAGTGCTAGTGACTCCGTCGAGAATATTGAGTTCTGCTGCGGTTGACGTTACGCCATCTAGGATATTTAACTCAGCAGCAGTAGAGGTCACCCCGTCCAGAATATTAATCTCTGCGGCTGTAGAGGTGATAGCTGTGCCGTTTAAGTTAATAGCGTCAGTATGTACAGTACCGTCAAAGTAACCGTCCTTAAACTCTAAGGAGCTAGTACCAAGGTCTACGTCATTATCCGTTACAGGTGCAATAGCCCCATCAGACATTGTAAACTGTGCAGTACCTGCGGAACTAAATGCTAAGGTGTCCGCTGCGCTAAAGAACAGCCCAGTGTTAGTGTCACCTGTGTTTGTTATGGAAGGATCACCAGCAGTGCCATCAGGAAAAGAAACTACACCTGTAAACGCTGGGCTAGCAATGTTTGCTTTAGTTGCGGATGCAGTTGCAATATTATCAAACTCTGCATCAATCTCAGAGCCTTTGACAATCTTATTAGCATCACCAGATACTAAAGAGTCTTTAGCTGTAAAGTTGGTTGTCTTTGAGTAATTTGTCATACTAATTTACCTATGAGTGCTTCAGTCTTTAGTTCTTGTATTGACAAAGACCTTCCATTAATTATTGCGTCTACCCCAATAGTAGCAACTGCGCCTGATCCTGTAGATTTTACTTTAGCGTCCTCTACAATAATAGAGGCGCTGTACTCTGCTTCGCTTGTGTTGTATTCAGCAATCCCGTACTCTGCTATATTAGAGTTTGATATTGTTAACGCTTGCTTAGTGTACGCCTCTGTATAGTCGTAACCCCAGTTAAGAACAAGACTACTACCTTGACCGCCAATAACTTTGAATGTTAATTCTTTAAGTATTTTAAGTCTTGAAGGATCACCAAAAGCCAAAGGCTGTGTGTAATACTTCATTGTGTAGGGGCTGGTATCGTCTAAAAATTCTGAGTATTCGTTGATACCTTTTGATGTACCTAAAAATACTGTACCGTCTGACCCTATACTTCCACAAAGTATTTTAGTAGAGGGCCAAGTAGTAACTCTATTACTACCGTCTTCTAAAGTTCCCCGCATATCGAAACAAAAAACAAGAGAACTAGAAGGAAAGAACAAAAGATAAAAAGCATTCTCTGGACTATATGTAGATTTTATATTACCTGTTTCTAATCCTGTTCGTTGTATAATATCGTCGCGCACATTTTTAGAAACATTCCCAATTGGGTTTGATTTCTCTTGTATAGTTCTTCCTAAACTACGTACACCAGAGTCAGACAGGAAAATTAAATCAGTTCCTGTATCCTGTACACTGTCTCTAGCTATACAGCCAATGCCTGTTATAACATCAGCCAATACCATGCTTGCAGGAGCAGAAGCGCCTGAGTACAATAATATACTTTGCTTACCAAAAATAACTAAAAAGTTGTTAAACTCTCTAATAGCTACAATTTCATCAAACCCTGTAGGCCAGACTGTGGTTAAGTCTAAAGATCCTGACGTACCTCCTGTCCAATCGTCACCATCAAGAGTGTCGGAAAAAAACAAAGTGTACTTGTTGCCTGTGACATCCCCAGCCCAAAGCCTACCAAACGCAGCACAGCCTTCATTAGCATCAGGAGCATCAGAGGATAATACCCCTATAGTTCCTGCGCTTGTGGTGTACTCTAGTGCGTCATGTCCTCTCTGGAAAAAGTATGCGTCGCCGTTAAACGACACTATTTTCCAGTTGTTGGCACTTATAGTCATGCTGTTTGTTACATCAGTCAATGACGTAGTGCCAGTAAAAATTTTGTTGTTGCCCGTTGAGAATACTATTTTAGTACCGTCTCTTTTAGTAAACTCAAACACGCTTTCTACACCAGCACTAGACCCTAGAGGGGTAGTCGAGCTAGTAAGTTTTTTTATTCCCTGTCTAGCACCTATCCTACCAAACTTATCAATGACAGCATTCTCTGCAATGGATGCAAAGGACGAATCTTGGTTAACAGGAGAATCTTGAGTGTTTAACCCACGAAACCCCGGCGCTCCTACATATATGCTTTGTCTTTGTTGTGCCATTATGCGGGTCTAAAAATAAATTCTTCAGGGTTTTTATATGCGTCTAACGCAATCTCGTCTGATAAATGACGATCTGCGATAAGGAAGTAATCTTGTGCAGTCGTGCCGCCAGTCTCTCCTCTTTCTCTTGCAAGTAAAGCAACTGCTGCATGAACGATAGGATTAGAAGGCAATGCAGTTGTATCTGTGTCATTGCTTAGTGCGTTTTCCCTCGCTATTAAATCAAAACGTAAAGAGTAAGAAGCGTCTGGAGTTGGGTATACAGTAACTTGTGTATCTCCTGACCCGTCTACACCTGAGTAAGTAAAGTAAGCAGGTGCGCCACTAGTAGACCCAGCGTTGTATACTGCATTGTTTACCCAAGTAGGTGTTTGGTAAGTAATAAAAAAATTAGATGTGTCGTTAATGACACTATATATTTTAACACGTTCTCCTGCATTTGTCAAGCTATATTCTGAAGTTCCTGACGATGCTGAAACAACTACTGTAGTCCTAAGTGCAGACCAATCATGTGCATTCTCTACCTGTATCTTTGCATCATTTACAAAGTCACCTACCATCTTAGAGTACGCTGTGTTAGCTACTGCCGACACTTCGTCTTCACGTAAGCGTCTAAGTACGCTGTTCACTAATGTTAAGTATTGTGTACTCATGCTGTTCTCTTAAAAATTTCAGGTCTAAAGTCGTATTGACCAAACAATCCTATAGGCTTCAGTAGTTCAGGTCTTTCAAACAAATCTACAGGCTTAAAGTCTTCAAACATAGTTTTTGTCACACTGTTAGGTGTTAGCATACCAGCGCCCAGACCTAAAGCAAGACCTATCCCTGTGCCTACACCAGCGCCTTCTCCGCGCCCCTGCCCCTGACCCTCACCAAAACCCTCACCAAAACCTTCTTCGCGTCCTGCGGCTTCTGCGGCGGTTGCTGCGGCTTCTCCTGCTGCTACTGCTTCCGCTGTTGCAGTTTCTCCAGCAGCCACTGCTTCCGCTGTTGCTGTTGCACCTGCGGCTTCCGCTGCTTCTACAGCAGCATTTCCTGCGGCTACAGCAGCGTCTACAGCATCTTGACCAGCTTGCACAGCATTTGCTACGTTAGTTTCTCCTGCTGCTATGGCATTTTGTAAAGTTGTTGCTGATTCACTTATTGTGTTCTGTAGTGTAGTTTCAGCGGCTTCCATAGCTTCAGAAAGAGCAGTATTACCAGCTTCTATTGCTGCGGCTTTAGCTTCCGTAACCTCAGTAAGTTTTGTGTTTAGAGAATCTATAGATCCTTCTAAAGTGGTTACTGAAGATTCTAAAGTTTGTATGCTTTCTGTTTGGGCTGCTATTGTTCCAGTTTGGTTAGATATTGCTTCATTAGCTGAATTTAGTTCAGCCTGTAATGACGACGCTGTATCTTGTGCGTTTTCTAAAGCTGTTGCGGATGTTTCTAATTTAGTTTCTAAACCTTCAATAGCTGTACCCGCTGATTCTAGTTCTCCTTCTAAACCCTCAATAGTTGATTCAAGACCTGTTTTTTCTGTAGTAAAATCTGCCTCTACTTCACTTACAGCTTTTTGAACAGCAGCATCTATATCCCCTTGGTCAAACAAAGTAGTGTCTTCAGGAAGATTAGCTAATACTGTTTGTTTGACTTCTTCTACTTCTTCAGGCGTAAATAACCCAGAAGTAGCACCAGCTAAAGCAATAGATACAAAATCATCTACCTGCTTTTGTGTGAACATTCCTCCAGAAGATGGTGGTGGTGGAGAAGCTGGTGGTGGCGCAGAAGGAGGAGGAGGAGGAGGAGGTGCGGAAGGTGAAGGTGCAGAAGGTGCTTTAACGCTTTCTTGTCCTTTTTGTGCTTCTGCTGCTTCTGCTGCTGATGAAGTTTTGCTGCCGCCTACTTCACTTGTGTCAATTGCTGGTGGTGGTATGTTGAGAGCAGGGTCTTGTGGATCTTGCATATCAACGTCTGATGTAACATCGTTTAGATCAACAATAGTTTCAAAAGTTGTTTCTGGTGGTGGGGTAACTTCGTCAGGCTCGTCTGGCTTTACTATTTTTTCAGCAGTGTCTGTAGTCTCTTCTGAAAGGTCAACTTTACGAACAACTCCATAAGCAGTGTCTAAAATTTCTTTTATGGTAAAAGGGTCAAGGTCTGCTTCAAGCAGTATCTTTTCTGCTTCTTGTCT